GCGGAGTTACGCGACCAGACCCATGCAGCCGGGTTACCGGGATCGGCGCTGATCCTGTAATCGAAGACATAGGCGAGATCGGCCTCGACAGAGAGCTGAGGAGCGCCATAAGGGAACCTGGTGTTCTGATCCTTGGCGGCTGCATTTGTGGCGATGTAGGCTATCGAGGCTTGACCATCACCACGGTGATTGTTTGTCCAGACGCCACTAGCGCCCAACTCTCCCACTATCTCGTCATATGGCGCTTCTGGATTATTCCCGTACCGCCGCAGGATCTGGACATTTGAGCCGTACCGATCACCCTCGGTAGTGACGCCGCCGCCATTCACCTCGACCTCATCTTCATGGAGCCAATAGCGATTGACGCTCTTGATGCGGTGACCGGCGATCGCCTGAACCGAAAACAGCTTCGACCCCTTGGCAGTCCATAGCATCTGCGCGCCACCCATGCGACAGCGACCGACACCCCATTGCCGGTATGGGATAGACTGTATTTTCGGGACGCGACCATCTTCCGGCTTGGGAGGCTTAGGAGCCATCAGAGCCTGGATGCCGATCGTCAGAGCTGTGACAGCAATTGCCGAAGCAATCGACGCATAGGTGATTGTGGTGCCCGCGATCGTAAAGCCAGCGGTCCCAAAGACTGCCGTGAAGATCGGCGTAAAAATCGGATCGAAGACAACTTGACTGTAAAGGCTTGTCGTATGGCACAAACCATATCGCTGAAGCATCATCCGTTGATGGAAGCTCACAGGTAAAATCTCCACGCTGCGACGAAGTCAGCTTTCGTTGCCCGCACACCAGCGGGAGAAATGGCGGCCCATAGAGGCCCAAACCGGATGGCGCCGACGAACGCCTGATGCATTTCCAAAGAGCTCTCCCCCGCCATCATGCAGACGATACCAACGTCACCGTCCTGCGGATTCTGCACGCGGCGGGCACCTATCGAAGAAAGCTGCCGAGCGGCGAAATTCACCTCGCCCCCGTATTCGGCTATGAGCGCATGCGCCTCGCTTCGGCTGGAATATGTCCCACGATACTCCGCAGCCGGATCAATGCCTGTTTGGTCGAGGCACCAGGACGCGGGAAACGTGAAGCAGTCGTCGCCGCCCATTCCGCCCCATCGAAAACGATGCGGCAGAGCCAGAAATTCGTGAATGTTCATGGTGCCTCAGTAGTTGGGCCACACCGGATTTATGGCGCGGGCCAGTTCGCCTGTTCGGCTGCAGAACTCATCCGTGGGCGATATCGCTTTTTGCATGGCATCCGACCACAGCACCCTTGCGGCCCGAGACCGGGTGTTTTCACCGGCGACGACAGAGAGGCCGAGCGAGAGCGTTGCCGTCTCGCCAGCCTTCGTCGGCTGTCTGGCCTCTTTTGTATGCGAGGCTATGCCCGTCCAGATCGGGATTACCTTGCTCATCGGTTGGTAATAATGATCGAGCGTGGTTAATCCTACCTGCACGAGCGCGCCACGAACGGAAGGAATGCTGTCGAGCATCGCAGCGCCGGTTGCCGGATCGATGCCCGAAACGGAAAAATCGACTGCATCAGATGTACCGTTGACGAGGACCTCGAGCGAGGGGATGCCGATCAGGCGGCCACCGCCAAGATAAACCGTGCCGTCCGCATCAACGCCATCAAAACCCGCAGGGACATCGTTGACCCCAAACCACATATGTAGCGCCGGCTCTGTGCCAATGCGCAGGAAAATTCCAAGTTGATGAGAGCCGCGCTGCGCTTCGATGATGGCAGCAGGCACGTAATCGACGGAATAGGCCATCAAAATGCCTCTACGAATTGGATTGTTTGTCGCGTGACAAAAAAGGCCTCAACAACAGATGGTAGTGTGAAGTCGCTTTTGAACTTCGCGACGAAACGTGGCCGGGCAAACTCAACACGCGTTCCCGCCGCGGTCGCCTCGCGCAAAGGCGGAGATATCGCCAGGGTGTAGACCGGCGCAGGTTCGTCGGTGACGGTCAGAACATCCCAGTACCGATAGGCCCGCCATCCACGCGCCACATGATAGATCGAGAACCAGTCAGACCAGCGTAAGGGACGCGACAGGCCGTACACCCTCATCTTCAATATCCCGGCGTTTAGCGCGGCATCCTCGACGACCTCACCATAGACCGTGGCCTGAGAGTACCCGGAGGTGTCCGAAAAAAACGACCCGTCAGAGTGAGGAATACCCCGGATAATCGGCGTTGGTAGCTTTGGCAGCTTCGGGAAAGGCCCGAACCAGTCCGTTATAATCGGAATATTGATGAAGCGAAAACTACCGTTCAATCGAGCGCCAAGCCAGTTGATATACTCATAATGCTCAGGGTTCTTGATCATGCAGTCTTCATAGGTGGCGGACACGACGCCGCCACCGCTCATCTCAATGGCAAGGGTTTCACCAAGCCCATTTCGCCCACCATCAATGGCAGATCCCGTCACGTCGAATGACGTTCGCACCGGAGCCAGAAAATCTGCTTCCAGTGTCGGTTGGTTAAGAAACCTCGACATGTCATCCCTTTTGTGATGCGTATTTGGATTGCAAGGTGCCGAAGCCACCCCGGCGCATGTCGTCGTTTTGTCTAGCCAAAGCCTCGTCGACACCCTGTTTCACCAACGTGCGAACGTGGTCATCACCATTGGCGCCACTAATCTGCACAGTAAGTGCAGTTTCGTTGCGAACCGTCTGCATGGTGGAGCGCGGAGCCAACGAAGGTGCCTTGGGTGCCAGAAGCTGCTTTGACTTTCCATTCGGGATGACCTGCGATCCCTGCGGCAAGTTCAGAAGCTCCGGCCCCTGCTCGCCAACGACGGCGAGGCCACCAGGCGCATAGCTGGTGCCATTCGCAAACAAGCCCGTGATCTTTCCGGACTTCGCAAGGTTCCATTGCGAGCCACCACCTTTGAAAAGCCCGCCCAACCAAGAGAATAGGCCACCACCACCGCTACCACCGCTCGCAGCCGGAGCGGACGGGAAGAACGAGGTGGAAAGCTGACCCAATTGCCCAAGGCCTTGCGTCGCAGCACCCGAACTGCTGGCGACCTTCTGCAGGGCGCCTGCTGCTTCCGTGGCCCGACGCGCCTGAAGTTGCGCCGCATCGACCCAAGTCGTTGCAACACTGTCCGACGAATTGCCGGATAACATTTGCAGCTGAAGGCCATTCTTGCCCATTTTACTGACGCCTGTAGCGAGGCCGACGTGGCCGCCCGCTTGTCCCGCGCCGAGCCCACGACTCTGAAGCAACACGTCGCCACGCATCACGTCTTTCACATCGACAGCCTGCCCCCAGCTCTGGAAGGAATTGGCAGTTAGTGACCCAGTCCCTTTCAAGCCGACCTGAGCGAGCGACGAGTTGACGAAGGCAGCGCACCATGCGGTTTGTGCCGCATCGATATCGACGCCGCCACGCTTGAGAAACGCGTTGATGCTTGCGGCACTGGTGTTTTCGTTCTTTCCAATCAAGCCGGAAGCGAGGTCTACAGCACCCGACGAAGACTTACCGCCTGATCCACCAGATACGGCGCCAATGATTGCGCCAACGCCGCTTCCACCGCTCGCCGACACTGCGCCATTCGCGCCGCCTTTCGTGCCAAGGATCGCATTTGTGAGCTGATCGAAAACCTTATCCCAGAGTTTGGATGCCTGGTTCATCAATGCACTCTGGATGGCATCCCCAAAAGCTTTTCCGATATCACCGCCGCTACTTAGAAGCGCACCCTTGAAATCAGAGAAAAAGCTGTTGAGCTCCTCGCGCGCACCCTCCATGCGGATTGATTGGCGAATGTCGCCTGCTTCCTTGCTGTCGAGGTTTTCCGGCAACCCATATGCGCGCAGACTTGAAACAACGCGCTGATCTTCACGGGAGAGCGAGTTCATGCGACGATCTTGCAAGAGATCCTGCTGCAACTTCGCCTTCGCAAGCGTCTCCGAATACTGCCTGTAAAGCTCGACCCGCTTTTCGATCTCAGCGCGCTGATCTACCGATAGTGAGCGCCCCTTGTCTTCCGACTGCTGGAAAAGATCGAGCGCAAAACGGGTCGCATCGGCCTCGACTCCGAATTTCCCGATAAGCTCGATCTCTTGCTGAAGCTGACCAACGCGATCTTCGGCTGCTTTCTTCAGGTCGCGATAGGCATTTGCTGCGCGCTGCGCCGCCGTTTCGGCCTTTTTGTTGCTTTTCTCGGACCCAGGCAATCCTTCCAGCTCAATGAGCGGCCGGCGCTCCGGCGTCGGTGGATTGGCAACATCGAAAAAGCCGGGGTTCTGGATAGGACCGTCAGCAGACTGACCATCACGGCCAAGCCTCCGCCGGTCCGGATCGTAACTTCTCCATGTCGTGATATCCTGCGTCCTGGCAACGGCGTCGTTTGCCTTCTGGACGCTTCCGGCTGCAACGAGAGCAGATGAAGATAGGGTTTCAAAAAGCTTGGCGAACTCGGTTAGTGCCGGAATGCCGGAGCTATTAATTGCAACGGCCAGTGCAGTTTGCACTTTTTCGACTTGTCCAGCCTCTAATTTCCCTTCTTTCGCCGCATCTGCAAAACCATTGAAAGCGAGTTGCAGACTCCTGACATTTTCGTACTTCTCTCCCACTAAGTCCAACTGTGAAAGCAAATCAGCAAACGAAATTGTAGCTTTATTAAGCTCAACCCTGACATTGGCTAGATTTTTTTCATTGATGAGTGCAACGCCTTGCCTCAGGTCGGCAGCTTCCTTTACCCGGTTTAGCTCACTGGCATAATCGCGCAGCATAGGGATCGTATCACCCCACCTTTCAGCGACTGCGCTGATCAGCTGCGCCTGCTCTTTCAGCTTTTCTGCCGAATCCCCACTGCCGGAGACGACGCCGGAAAAATACTGCACGGCAGCAGCGGTAGCACCGATGGCGCCAATCGTCACAAGCGAGATCGGATTGACGAGTTGCATAAAGGCACCAGCGACAGCCGGACCGATCTTCGAACCACTATTGCGGATATCGTTAAAGACCTGCGCGACCTGCGGACCCTGCTGGAGCGCCACCGTGTACCATGGCATAAAACCGGCCGTCGCCGCGATATCGAATCCCTGCGCAGCAAGGTTCGAGGTGTTGAACGCGCTTGCGTTGCCGCCACCGCCGGACCGGGTCACTGTGACCTGAAGCGCCTGATTACGCCCCTTGATAGCTGCCGTCGAAGCCAATGCGGCCTGACGTTCGCGAGCAATAGCCTTGGCCATCTCATCAGCGGAAATCGCGCCGAGCGCATGCGCACGGCGGATGTCAGCGACGGCAGCCTTGTAACTGTTGATGGTGTTGAAAAGCGGAGAGTACCTTGCGCGCAGGCGCTCCAGTTCCTTGCCCTGATCAGCGAGTGCTCCGGTCCACTCCTTCGACGCCTTGATGCCTATCCCCATCATCGTGTTGATGCGGTTCTGCATCGCCGTGGTTACACTATTATCGATCGACGAGCCGACCTTTGCGAACTGCTTCTGGATGAATCCCGACAGTCCGGTAAGATCACGCTCGATACGCTGGATGCTCCGGCGAAGGGTAGCCTGATCCGTCGAAATACTGATAATCAGGTCATCGGTGTTGTCGACAGACATACAGGCATCCTACAAATGAGGCTCACTCAATTAGCGGCCATACGGGGAAGAAGATGATTCTAAAAAAGATTGCCGTGGTTGGTTTAGCCACACTTCCAATCACCGGATGCAACACCATAAAAAACCAGTATGTGGACGCGTCGGGGCGATACGGAAGCGGGTCAACAACGTTCGGAGCCACACAGGAGAACGTGAAATTTAATATCTCAGATGGAAAATCGACCTGCCGAGGGCAAGCCGAGAATTGGAGATCAGCAACTCTTGTCATGCCCATCGATTGCAGCAACGGGTTACGAGGGACAGTAACAATGACCCGTCCCACGGCAAATGCGTCGATTATTGCGGGTGAAGGCACCATGCAATTTACTAACGGAGAGATACGACGATTTATCTTCGCACCATAACGCTACCCGTACATCACGAGCAGCCGGTCCATTTCACTTTCAGAAGGCGCCGACGGTTCCGCTTCGGCCCCGTTGGCGTCATTCCGTCCGTGAATGGCTTCGAAGAATTCCGTCAGGGTGACACCCCAGAAATCGACGGGACGAAACCCAAGACCGCCGATCCCTATCCGCATCCAGTCCCGCCAGGGGAATGGCTTCTCGTCGATCAGCTTGCCGCCTCCTTGGCGGCTTCGACGTTTCCCGCGTCATCCTCGAAATGATGTGTCAGCACCGCAAGGAAGGCAGATTTGCAGTCGCCGAAATGCTTTAGTTTCAGCTTCGTGATCGCAGCCAGAGCATCGCCCTTGATCGTCAGGAGTTCTATCCCGGCAACCGTCGCTGCAACTTCGGCATCCGAAAGCCTGACGAATAGGTCATTCAGAGACTTGCATTGCAGGCGACTTGAGAGAGCAGCAAGACGCCCCATCTCCGCAGCGATCACCAGCTCTTCACCACCGATGACGAGGCGCGCCTCGCCGCGCGCCTCATTGACCGGGTATCTGTATTCTCGTTCCATGCTCTACTCCGATGCTGACGATGCGTTAGGCTTCCGCCGTAAATTCCAGAACGTCAGCCGCAACGAAGGTTGCGTTGAATTCCATGTTCGGCTCGACGTCGCCGGAGAACGAGAATTCCGTCACCATCCAGGAGCCTTCGTAGGTGCCGTCACCCGGCACCACCACCTGCGCACTGAACGCTTCGGAATTGCGAACCTTGTTGAGAAAGAATGTGGAGTTGGCGCTTTTGACGAAGTTGCCGGAGCCGGTGAAGGTGCGGTTCGAAATGCCGGGGCGACTGGTTTTTTGTACCGGGCCGCCGGGATTGGTGCAACTGGGAATGGTCGTATCGACCTCGTTGGATGACAGGTTAAAACTGCGGGTCTTGATGCCGCAGAGGTTGGTGAAATCTTCCGGATCCGCGCCGTTACCGATCTTGATCAGCAAAAGGCGGCCAAGCTGCTGTCCATCAGCCATTGTGATGTCCTTCCATAGGTGTCTGGGTTGTGATGATGGGTGCCGTCAGCGTTGGCCGCTACGGCTTCTCGACATAGGCCACCAGATCGATGACCGCGTGAGAGGATAGGCCGTCCTGATCGCGAAAAACGCGGTTCTGGCGGTGATTGAGGGAGACGAGGCGCCAGGTCTCCAAAGACAGCGGCGCCCGATGCAGTGCATTTTTGACCGCGTTTGCGAGGTTCTTCACCTCGACAAAACCGACTTCTCGCGACCATCCGTGCAAGGTCAGGTAGATCGTTTGCGCTGAAACGCAGGTCATATCGTCAGTGATTTCTTGCGCTTCACCAAGATGGACGTAGGGAAAGCTGACATTCTCTGGCACCCGATCATAAACACCAGCGCCCACTATATCGGCAACGCCGGCATCAGCCACGAGACGGGCGTGAATGGCTCCTTGCAGCTCTAAATCTGCGCTCGCCATATGACCTATTTCCTTCTGGCTTCGCGAATGGCGCGATTGACTGCATTTCGTATCCGGCGCCTGATCTTCGGCTTCATCGCTCGATAGATCGGGAAGATATGCGGCTTTGCGACCGAACCCGGATGCATGATGGCGCCAGTAGCTTTCGTCTGTTTTTTACCCAGAACAGTGCCGCCATCCTTGGCGACATTGTGCGGACGCGTTCCGAACTCAAGAAATCGCCAGATGAACTTTGCAAAGAGGCCTACGGCAGAAGGGTCTTTCGATGTGCGAACGCCGACCTGCTCCTGTGCTGGGCGATCTGCAATCAGATCAGCCTGAATGCTCTCCATATAATCGAGGGTTTCCCCTGTCGGAGCCACGCGCCGCACGGCATCAGCAAGGTCGTCACCAGCTGCTTTCTTTTCGTCGGCAGTGTATTTTTCGATATTGGGGGCAATCGTATTGAGGCGCCGCATCAAGGCCTCGCGACCGAGCACTTGAGCTTTCAGTACCATCACACCGCCACTCCGGACTGCATCAGGAGATCAAACCACAATCTATCGGTCGTTGCCGTCACTTCACGGATGTTGAAAACGACGCCCGTTCGCACATCCCGTGCGCGCCAGTCTGGTGTAATCAATTTCGACTGTGAGCAGGCGCGGATGAAGACAATCTGGGTATGCTGTCCCTGAAGGCGGTCAGCCATGACGGCTTCGCCGCCGCGAATATGCGTAACGCCTGCCCGACGTTGAAACTGTTCCTGCCATGCGCCTTTGGTGTTTCCGTATCCGTCTTGCCGATCGACGCGCTTGTCAAAAGCGAAGCGATAAAACAGATCACCCGCTGATCTTGTTTTCGCCATCGGAAACCGTGCCTTTCCTTGTCACCAGGATTGCTTTGCCAGCCTTCGTTGCCTTCTCGGCACAATCACGCTTCACGACACCTGTCCAACCAGCCTTGTACGCTCGCGTGACGGCCGGGGTGATCTCGTAGTTAAAGTTCTGTGTAAACCTGACTCGTGGCATCTCTACACCCTCAACCATCTGTACGGATCAAGAAGCAATCTGCTGGAGGGCGGCAGGCCATCTCTCCCGCCGCGATTCTCATACATATCCGTCACGGCAATCATGGCTGCGACTTTGAACACGTCACCTTTGCCGAAGGGAACGAGAGGAATGTTGCAGTACTGGAGAACAGCTTGCTCAGCAGCGTCCATGTAAGTCTGTATAGTGACGTCGTCATCTTCGAAATCGACGCGCAGATGCTGCTTAACTTCCTCGAGCGAATAGAGCGGCGCTAGAGTTGCGATGACGACGTCAGCCATATTGGCAATCCTATTCCGAGGTTTTCAGGTTCTGTTCCACGGCTTCGCGACCCGACAAGGTTGGATCGTTGAAGTCGATACGGTTCTGCGTTTCCGACGTTCCCTTGCGCGGGTCCGCATCAACGGCGATGTGTGAGGGATCGACATCCGGGACCGACTGGACAGGCGCGCCGGACGGTGCAAATTCAGACGCGGCAGGGATGTTTGCCGCCTTGCTGCCATCGGGTTTTGCAGCAGGCGTCTTCGCCACGGTTTTTGCCGTGGCAGCCTTGCCGGTAGAGGTATTTTTGGTAGCCATTTCGCTATCCTCCGTTGAGGTCAGGGTGAAAGGCGGCAGAAAAATCTGCCGCCCACGCTGCTTAAGGGTTCACGGCAATCTTGAGCGCGCGCATGGGCTCCGGATTGTACACGCCGCCGCCGACGCGCTTCGTCGTATAGAAGTGCACGAACGGCTTGTTGGTGAATGGGTCGCGCAACACGCGGATGCCAACGCGATCGACAACCAGGTACGTTGCCTCCATGTCGCCGTAGAGCGCGGCAATCGCGTTTGCAGCCACGTTCGGCATGTCCGGGATCTCGACGATCGACTCGCCCGCAAGCGTTGCCGGCTGGCCTGCGGCAAAGGAAGGCTGCCAGAGATAATTGCCCTGCCCATCCTTCAGCTTGCGCATGGAGGCCTGAGCAAGTCGGCCCGTGAACAGCTTGGCGTTCTGCCGATAGACAGCCGGGATCGAGTAGAACAGGTCAATAAACCCATCCGACGTGAGGGCAGCAGCAGAACCGCTGTTGATCACCTCAATGGCACCCCAGGGGTGGCGCGCAGCGTTGGCAGCGCCGGTCACGTAAGTGAGGACGCCGTGCGGCTTGTTGACACCATCACCGGAAAGGAAGGCAATACCTTCCTGACGGGCAAACTCGGTATCCACCTCGGCGCCGAGCCATTCTTCCAGGTTGATCGCGGAGTCGTCGAGCAGCTGCTGGGAGATAGCCGGGTTGGCGTAGATTTCTCCGAGCGGGAAATCCAGCTGACCGATCTGCGGCGTAGAGGTCGCAGGCCGCGCGGCAGTTTCACCGACCCAGCCGGAACCGATAGCACGGTCGGTAAACAGCTTCTTGAAGCCGGCGCCCGTAATCGAGATCACGCGAGCGTTGGCGCGGATGGGAGAAACAAGCTTCAGCTTGCCGGTAATGGTGCGGTCCCATTCAACGGGAGCGAGATAGCCACCGTCCTCGGCAACGCCTTTCGTCATTGCGGACTTCACGTCGCCCTTGCGCATATGTGCCTTGAAGGCGTCGACATATTCGGGGTCGGCAGGAATATCACCAATGACGCCGGACCCGATGTCCGCAGCGGCCAGCTTGGCATTGAGGTCGTCGATAGCTTTCTGAAAGTTCGTCTGGAGATCGCCGACAGCGGTGTTGATGCGCTCGACTTTCTCGTTGACGACGACATCGTCGGTTTTCGCTTTCAGCTTTTCGTCGTTCGCCGCCTTAAAATCCTCAAAGGCCTTCGTGAGGTCGGCGAGCATCTTCTTCGGATCAGACGCGTCGGCCCGAGGCGCAGCGGATACGGCGCGTGGGCGGGCAGCGAGCGGATTGGCAAGGGCGAATGCGCCAGCAACAAGAGCAGCCGGAAGTATCGCTGGAACTGCCGCTGCGGCTTGGACGATTTCGCCCATAGCGTAGGCATTGGCAGCAGTCAGGCAGGCCGTGGCGACGATCGCCACGAGCGTGAAAATTCGCTTCATCTCGAAGCTCCTATGATTTGAGTAAAGCAGAGAGCGCGGCAATACCGGCCCATTCATCGTCGCCAGCGCCCGGCGTGGCTTCAGTGGCAGCGCCAGGCGTGCCCTTGATCTTGTTAATGCGAGCGCGCGCCTCAGAGCGCGTCATGCCCGCTGATACGAGTGATATCTCGGTTGCCCGAAGCTCATTGACCGACTGGTCATTTGCTTTTGCGTCCTCGTCGACCACCATGGCATCCGAGGCGAGAAGGCCATCAGCAAATCCGCGCTCGATCGCTTGGGATCCAGACATGTAGGTTTCTGAATCCATCCATTTCGCGATCTCCTTAGGATCTCGACCAGAGCGGGCCGCGTAGAGATCGACCATTGCCTGATCGAACGGCTCAAGCCATTCGCTGGTCTCGCGCATATCGTGCCTGTTACCGACAGCCACGACCCAGCAATTATGGATCATGACGAAGGAAGCAGCCCCGATATGGATGGTGTCGCCAGCCATGGCGATGATCGATGCAGCAGATGCAGCCATGCCCATGATCTTGATCGTGATGGGCTGCGAGTGTTCGCGCAGAACATTGTAGATCGCGATCCCTTCGAACATGTCGCCGCCAGGGCTGTTGATCTGGACCTCAATCGGACGCGGGCCGATTGCGCGCAGCTGCGCCGCAATCTTTTTTGCGGTGACGCCACCGCCAGACCAGTAGTCCTCTCCGATGGCTTCAAACATGGTGATGACATTGTCGCCTTGATCGACGGCGCGAACACCTGCCGATTCCGAAGCCCACTTGTCGAAGACGCTCGGCTTCGTAAGAGCCGACACATCGCGATTTGCGGGGACCGGTAAAGCGCCTGGTCGAGCCTTGGCAAAGACGCGCGTGCGGTGGTCATGTTTCATTGTCGCGGGTCTCCTTTGGGGCAGCGGCACTCGCTGTGCCCTTGCTGACCGTGTCTCCATCTGGTGTTTCCGGATAATCCGAGAGGTCGCGGACTTCATTCTGCGAGAGCCAGCCCGGCGCACCGCCAGAGCCAAGCGCCTTGGCAAAGAAATCGGCCTGGTCTTTCATCGACCCTCGAAGCAGCGCGCCCGGATTAAATTTTGCGGAATATCGATCCCGTTCACTCTCTTCGAGAAGGCTGCGCTCCGCTGCCTGCTGCCAGCTTTCGAACCACGGTCCGAGCGCGTATTGAACAAAGAACCGCCCTAGAGCCTCGATACCGGATCCCCAACTCGTCTCATCCACCATCAGAAGCGGACGAGGAACACCGGTCACGCGAGCAATTTCTTCAACCTGCATCTTGCGGGCTTCGATCAGCTGCGAATCCTTGGCGTTGGTATCGCGTTTGCTGTATTTCAGACCCTCTTCGAGGATCATGTTTTTACCGGCGTTCTCTGCGCCCTCTTTTTCGGCGAGAGAGGATTTTAGTCGCTCGAAAGCCTCATCAGAAAGCTTGCCGGGATGCTCCAGCGCTCCGCCCACCATGGAGCCGTTCTTGAAAATTCGGGCTGCTGCAAGTTCAGCGGAAAGTGCAATCCCGATAGCGTCTCTGGCCTGCTTTACGAGCGAGATGCCGTTGATGCCGTCGATGGAGATGCCACGAAGGTGAAAAATCTCCTCACCTGCATAGAGCTTCTGACCGCCAGACTTGGGCTGATATCGATAGCTGACCGACCAGTCCGGGTTCTGGATGGGTGTAACCCTTTCCGGATCCAGCGGGATCAGGCGTGACACGGCGCGACGGCCTGTTTTGATGTTTTGGCTCCTGATGATCAGGGCATACGCATTCCCGTGAGCCAAGGCCCGCAGCTGCATCAGTACCCGGAAATCGAATGCCGTTTGCCAATTGTTCGGCTGGCGATGCAGAACCCGGTAGAGAGGGTGATCAGTTGCCTTTTCCTTTGTATCCTCATCGATAAGCTGAAACGGCAGCATGCCGATCGCATTCGATATCAGGCTGAAAGCACGAAACAGCGACGTATTGCGCATGGCTGTTTCAACAGTGACGGTGGCGCCAGAACCAGACTCATGACCGGTGCGCAGAAATTCCAGAAGACGTGGATCATCAAGCGAATAGGTCACATAACCGGTTCCGCCCGAATCCGCTCTTGGCTGCGATGCCTGCACGTCTGATGCGAAGGATCCGAACAACTTCCCGAGAAAACCCACGTCAAACCATCCTTATGCCGCGAGTTTCATAAACCGACGGACCGTTCGCCTCCGGGTTTCTTCCCATCAGCTCGCCAGCGTTGAAGGCCGCAACCAAGGGGTCTATCTTGGAGCTGGCCGTTTTCTTCTCGATGTAGATATTACTGCCGCGCTGTTCGGCGCGGGCGTTCTGGACACACCAGTTGAGTAGGCCAGAGCCGCAATGTTTCATTGTGCCGTCAGCCAGCTTTCGTTCGATGCCGAAGATTGAGGCCGAGAGTTTGTAACCCTGCGATACCGCCTTCACCATTGGATCGACGATCGAGTAACCGGCAAGCTCTTCCAGCAGCGCCGTGACACCGTTCGGGTCAAGGCCGACCGCACCAACCTCTGGCAGCTTTCCCGCATCGCGCAGACTGGCAATGATTGCGGCAGCTTCCTCGACATCCTGAGTGACGCGCTTGCAGATGACCAGGTCACCATCTCGCTCGAAGTCGTTGAGCTTCTCGACGATCTCCGGGTGGCGGGTGAGAACGGAGGGTTGCGCCCAGGCTTTTGCCCAGAGCAGCCAGCGCCGTGTCACCTTGTGTCGGCCAATTGCCGCCAGCCCCCAAAGATCGAGAAGTCCACCTACGTCACCACCCACGGCAATGACGTCGCATTCATCGATCAGATACTGAAGCGTGATGCGCTTATCGGCGGCGGCTTCCCAATAATCCGCGCCGATCCAGCGATCGGAGTGCAGCGCAAGGCCAATTTCAACGTTCAGATGCTGACTGGCCCAGCGGCGCTCTTCCTCTTCGCCCTTTTTCTGGGCTGTCTGCCATTCTTCGATCAGTCGATCGAGAGTGATTGAACGGCCCAGATTGGGCAGTACCATGTGCCAATTCTTCGGATCCTTCCAAGGCTTCTTGTCGCTGGTCTGCATCTCCTCCGGAAACTCGTAGAGAACCGGAAGAGTACTGCTATCCTTGATGCTGCCATCGCGGACGCCGCGAGCATATTGAAGCTCAGACTTGAAGACACCCGAGGGCGGTTCATCGCTCTGGGTGGTGATGATGATCAGAAACGACTCTTTGTTCGGTATCAGGCCGCCGCTGATCTGACCCAGAACACGAGATGCGTATGAATACGACGACATGACATGCAATTCATCGAGCAGGACGCCGGCAGGCTTCGAACCCGTCAAGACTTTCATGTCGAACGTCTTGATGCGCAGCTTCGCCTTGTTGAGGCGGTCGACGATCGTCTTTTTATGCTCGATGGCATGGAAGCGCTTCGCCAGATACGGATCCGCTTCGATCATGCCAGCGGCCTGCTGATATGCCGTGTCGGCAACATCCTGTGTCGGACCGATCAGCAGGAACTCGGCGCGTGGACGCTTGTTCATCAGCAGCGCCGTCACCATAATTCCGGCGCCGCCAGTCGTCTTGGAATTCTTCTTCGGCACAAGACCGAAGACGTTTCGAACGTGCCGTTCTCCGTGTTCATCAATCGAGCCGAATATTGCCCTGACGATATCGCGGAACCAGTCGCCAGCGGCATCCTTCATGTACGGCTGTTCAGGCACATCAGGAAGACGAAGGTTATCGAAGATGCCAACCGCCCGGTTGCCTTCGTCCAGATCGAGAGGGAGATCCGGAACGATCGGTCGACCATCGCGCAATCTCTCCGCCCAATCCGGGCATGAGAAATTCCATTCGGCCTTTATTGCAGAAGCGAAGCCCATGGAGTGCCTTCATGCGCCGTATGGGCGTCTCTGTCGGCGGCCTCCTTCTTGCCGAGCTTTTCGTCCGGCGTTTTCTCCGGAGATCTCGGTATCGGCACAGCGGGCGCACCCTGTTTTTCGATGATGTCGAAGATCCGCGAGATAGCGACGGAATTGCCGGACTTCATTTTCTTGAGCGTGACTTCCAGCGCCATGCCCTCGATTTGGTCAGCGCCATCCTGAAGCTCCCGGGAAAAATTCTTCCGTAAGGTCTTCTCGTCGCATCCAATGTACCCAGCGATGCGAGGCTGAGTCCAACCTGCCGCCCGAAGAAGGCAGACAAGCTCTTGATTTTCATTGGTTTTCGCAAACGATGGCCGTCCGCGCCGATCCTTGATTGGCATAACCGGCTTGCCGAACAGATCGTATTCGACATCCTTGCCGGAAAAATCGTCTGTCACGGTAAAAAAAAATCTCCGAATGTGGGGGACGCGGGTGCGGGAGGAAGGGGCCTTCCAGACTTTTGACCGCCCCCCCCTCCATGCCCAATGTCGCTAGGCACCCGCCTGATCGGTCAGGTCGTCGTCGACTTCGACAACGACGTTCGTTCCGCTCACCAAACCGGCCAACCGAAAGAGCCATGTGGCGACAGTCATACGTGGACCGAACATGCGTGGCATCTTCACTCCAATGCGGAGACGGGAAAGAAGCTCAGAACCGTCAACGATGATCTCACCGCAATCTCGTGCCATCACTACCAGCGGCCTCGCGACCGCTCCTCTCGTTGCTTCAATGTGTCGTGACATGGCTTGCACAGCGTCTGAAGGTTCTGCGCATCGAAGAACAAAGCTTCGTCACCCTTGTGAGGCGTGACATGGTCGCAGATGAGTTTCGATGTGTTGCCTTCGATCTTGCCGCAGCCAGCCATCTGGCAGGTGAAGTGATCTCTGGTGAATGTCTGGATACGCAGCCGCTTCCATCGCACCAACTGATACCACTTGCGCCAAGGCTCTGCCGTCTGCCGATGCTTGTTGCGATCCTGCTCATCACCAGGTGCGGGACCCAGCCGAGGAGGCAACGTGCCGAGCGTCGGCTTGAGTGTGGTAAGTCTGGCCATACCTACAATGCAAAAAGGCGACCGTCTGGCCGCCTCGTGGTTCGTCGTTGCATAGCTGTAGCACTGGCCCTGAATCGGTGTCTCGTTGTTGAGACTGTCAGGGTTGGGTCCGGGCGCTAGAGCAAAAGCCCGCTAAGAACCGGATCGACCATGTGCATTTGTACTCACACTTTCTCGAGCATGACAAGGGGCATATTGAAGACGGTGGGCTTTCCGAAGATCTCGATAGTGACTACCGCGTCACCACTTCCAGCGTCACCAAACGCATCTACTGACACCTCGAAGCCAACGAACGGACCACTTGTAATCCTGACCTTGTCACCCTTTTTGAACCCATCAGACTTGCGCTTGTAATCGTACTCGCCGCACTCAGCTAACAGCTTGAACTGGTTGACGGTTTCCGCCTTAATCTTGACTGCTGTTTCGCCGCTCATGATCACGCGCTTAACGTGATCGAACGAGAGTATTCCGCGTACTGCATGAGCATCCGCCACGCAAAAGACGAACACAATACCGTTGAACACCGGTATCGGTTTAGACGGCAGAATCTTGTACCGACGCTTTCGCTCCGGACCCTGGCGCATGATAACACATGCCTCGACACCAGCTTCTTTCATGGCATTTTCAACAGCATTCTCCCTTCCGTATTCGACCTGAGCAATCACCCAGCCCGAATCAGACACGCCGTGTGCCCGTCGCTTCGATGCCGATTCGCGTTCGTGGGCCACCCTCGCCGCGTCCTGAGCGATGCGATCGAGCTTCATAAGCCCCTTAAGGGATAATCCGGAAATTCCTTCAAACTTATGCTGCATCATCGTTCCGCCCCTCATTGATGGATTTCAGGAATTGAGAAAGTGCGGCCTCGACAGCCGCGTCGAGGTCTGGCGCGCTACCATCGACAGGCGGAAGCCAGAACCAGTCCCGGAGATCATCAGGGAAAGGCAATCCACGGCGCTCGTGAAGGCGCTGCCATGCGAGATATACGTCGCTTCCGCGCTCGACCTGCCGGAAGCCTTCCACTTGCGGCAACAGCTCCAGCGATGTGGCGAAGGGTTCCGATTTGTGGGCCTTGTCGACCATTCTGGCAATCTGGCTCCAGCCGTACGCAATCCGCTTTTGCCGCACCAACTGGTCCCGAGTGACCTTGCCTGCGTCGATATCCTGCTCATCCACAAGCGTGAAGCGAGGGGCAACATCAGGTGGACGGTTAACCGTTTCCAGCCAAACGCCCATCCAGAGCTTGCCGCAGACCTTGGCAATGCCGCGCGTCTGCGACGTATCAACCAATGCACTGTCCGGCATATCCCGCCAGTGGCGGTTTTTCAGGTAAACCGCAGCGGCCATCAGGTCGGATGGCTTTGCCCACCGCAGATATGCGGGCGTCCGCTCGATGCACTCGACCCGCTCCTCGTCGGAAAGGGCGAACCAAGCGTTGCGACCATAATCCTCGTCGCCCTTTTTCCACGTCGCGTACCAGAGGGTGAAATCACGGCTAATCTTTTTACGATCAACCCTTTTCAAACCTCCCTCTTCGGCGCTCGCGCCTAAAGAGTCAGTATTTGGTATATTTGAGTTATTACTATGTGCCGATTTTACCGGCGACGGCGAATCCGGCGACGGTTTTGCCGTCGCCGGTAAATCCGTCTGCGGTAAGATTGCAACACTTTCCACGTAAGAGCCTGTTACACCTGCGGTTTTCGGCAGTTCTTGCGAGCGCGGCTCATCGTAAATAACCAGCACGGAAGCTCCGAATTTGCCGTCGTCGCGCACCTGCTCGCGTTCGGCGTAACCGAACTCGACCAACTCGGCGATCATCTTACGGGCCTTGTCGCGACCACAGCCGCCCTTCTTGATGATGTCGCCGATCACGACAGTCCAGTTATCCGGTTTCGACAGCAGGTAGCCCAGAAGCCACCTCGCCTCCATGGACAGCCGGACATCCTCAAAGACATGGTTCGGGACAACGGAATAGCTCGCGTTGCGGACGCCACGCCGGATTGTTGCTTCGGTGCTCATTTCGCACTCCCGTTCCGCGCCAGCGCCGCCAATCCTGTCCGCGCAGCGCCTACCAGTTCATCCATATCTGCTGGCAGGCGCCCGTATCGGTCCCGCGTCGAAAGAAGCGCCGAGATCTCGATATCGACGAGCCTTTCGCCCAGCGCGAAACGCGCCTTGCGGAGCGCCCTGTATATGGCTGTCTGCTCACGGTAGAATATGAATACCGGGATGTTGAGCAGCCACCGCGCCCGCTCCGCATCCGTCCTGCAATCCTGTAACTGTTCGATTACCGGCGACATCCCCGTCATACCCGGCCACCTTTCCATAGTTCGAAGTCCGTGCGCAGGTCGATAAACGCCGCCTGCGCCCGCTCTTCACGATTGAGTTGTGTTTTGCTGGTGATGCCGATCAGCTTCTTAAGCACCGTGTCGGCATGGTCCTTGTTATGAATTGCCCGCGATTGGTCGGGAGGGAGTCGGCGCTCCAGAAAGTGGTGAAACAGAGGTTCCGCGCACAGCATGGCGGCGTTTGCGGCGAAATCGCCCTCCCGCAACTGGCTGGTCTGCTGCCTGTCTGGCGGCAAGCTCTGGCCGCTCTTAAAGGCTGCGATGGCCCGTTTCCGCAACTCCAGAAAAAGGATGATATTTTCCAAAGCTCCAGTCAGAAGCTCGACTTCATCCGGTAGGGCTTCCGCGTAGAGCGTACCCAGGACGACGCGCTCGCTGGTAGACCGTCGCGCAATGATATGCGTTTGGCCGCCATCGGTATCGAATTCCCATTTGTCGCCCTTGCAGCGGCCCGCTATGTCCTCCAGCCGTGCGACACGGGCCTTTTCACGCAGGCGTTTTTCCTGTTCGCGTACCATCATGCCGCCACCGCCGTGGCTGCAAGGTTGCCGCAGTTCGCTGCCACAAGCGCCTTTGCGACGGGCGGACAAACGCTGTTTCCGACGCAGGAGACCTGTACCTCTTTCGAGAACGGCACCCACACCGGTGCGCCACCGCGTGAGCGATCGAAGTACCCATCGATCTGGTAGTCGCGTGGAAACCCCTGCGCGTTGAACAGCTCGCGAGGCGACAGCATGCGCATTCCAATGTCGACCACAACGAACGTGACGCCGTCGATTTCAATGGTGACGAATTCCCGCTCATCCCAGACGCCATGCGCCCGAAGGAAGTCCGCAACCTGCCGGGCACGAGCCGCCTGTGCTTCGGTAAATGGAGGCACATCAACACCGGCCTCAATGAGAGCGTGCCTGCGTTTAACCGTCGCAGTACGCATCGCCTCGTCCGCACGCGATCCCTCTCCAGTCGAGTAATAGGACTGCAGATACGGCATGATCAGGCGGCTTTTGCCCTGCCCTTCCGGCATGATGGTGGCGGACGGCTCCGTTACACTGTGACCTGTTGAGGTTCCGAAATCGCGCGCGATATAGGCCGAGACAAGCTGCTGATGACTGCCGGTCTGGGTGACGGTCGACAATGCCTCATTCAGAGGACGCCCCGGATTAACGCCGCTAACGCGCCGGCTGTCATTGTTCGCCTGTGCCATGTAGCCGACCAGAACGGAATTCTGGTCTTTCTTGCTGGCCGTGATGGTATGCGACTGTCCATCCACCGACCTGCAAGCGCCGCCCTGCTGAGCATAGGTCAACACCGGCGCCAGCAAGCCAAGGGGCGCCGCTCCACCTGGACGCTTTATGTAGCTGTTTGCGGTGATCGTCGGCAACTGATCGTCCATGGCAACGCCAGTTGCGCCAGTGTTGAAACGCTGGATAGACGGGGAAATCAGCGCATGCTTAACGCCGCCTGCGACCACGGTACCAAGTGGCTCATCTAGGCTCATGCATCGTGGCGCCTGCCCATCTCGCTCACCGTAACCGATCTGGACGAGAAACGGCCGCCGCGCCTTCAATACAAACCGATCAAAGCCGCGCGCTACGCGAGCCTGAGAGGCATCCGCGATTGGCCGCACCGAGCGAACGCCGTACTTCTTCCAGATTTCTGCCGACGTATCGAAGATAGACGGGCACGGCAGGCTCCAGTCGATTTCATCCGCCATGATTGGCCACGGCAGTTTACGACCGGCGATGACATCCGCGTCATCTGGCGCGCCGTGCGTCTTCTCAGGCCAAACAATCGGCTGGCCGTCGAAACGCATGATGACGAACAGACGCTTGCGGATGGTCGTGGCACCATAGTCGCGTCCACGGATCTCGCGACTTTCCATTTTCGCGCCGAGCTGGCGAAGCTTCTTGCACCATTTCTGGTAGGTCTGGCCTTTCCGCTCTGGATCTGGCCGCAAGCCCTTGTCAGTCTGGATCAGCGGGCCGTAATCCTTGAACTCCTCGACATTCTCCATGATGACGACATCAACTTTGCCGCCGCTTTTTTGAATGCGCTCGATCCAGCCGGGAATGATCCAACACAGGTCACGAATATTGCGCTCGACCGGCTTGCCGCCCTTCGCCTTACTGAAATGCTTGCAGTCTGGAGAGAACCAGGCGAGGCCAATGTGCTTGCCGCGCAAATGATCGAGCGGATCGATCTTGTAAACGTTCTCCGATAGATGGATCGTCTCTTGATGGTTCGCCTCATGCAGCGTCAAAGCCGCCGCATTGTGGTTGATCGCATAATCGGGCGAGCGGCCAAGCGCTTGCTCAATCCCGGTCGAGGCGCCACCGCCACCAGCGAAACTATCGATGATATACGGACCATGCGGCCCAAGAGCAGGCACCGCAACCGAGTGACGAAGCTCAAACAGATTTCCGGCGTACGCATTCATGCCGCACCGCCTTCCTGCCTGCTGAAATGCTGGCAAGGCGGACTTTCAAAAAGGATCTCCGGCTCACCGGCCTGATTTCCCCAGAACTCCCATGTTCCGTTCAGACGCACATCGCCGTCCGCGAGACTCTCGCGTCGCTGAAACATTTCGAGCTTGGGCATGGTCGGATAAAGCCGGTCGATTTCCTCCGCATACCATGTCGGCTTTTCGCTGTGGCGTCCGACCGGATGTTCGGTGCACTTAATAGGCTGAGAGCCGGGAATTGGTGCGGGGAAATCGCCGCGCGTGCCAATCAACAACAACTCGGCATTGTCACGAGACCAGTATCCGGTTCCGGTCTGTTCGCCGGGATATATTTTTTTCCAGACCCAATAGCTCTTGTAGGTATAACCCCACCGCTTCAGCGTCTCTATGCCATTGTCGAGGTCCGTCACCCACATGAAAATCGCCGAGTTATGAGCGCCGGGGCAACCCAGCGACATAATGTCGTCGAGTGACATGGTCGGATAATGGTTATCGGCGCTCTTCTCGCCGCCGGTCTCTTCCGAATAGGTTTTAAAACGCCACGGCGGGTCCGCGTAGATAACGGGATATGCCCTACCCTCATCCTCCCCGACACCTTGCCACCAAGGCGTAGCATTCTGTCGCGCCGCAATCTGGATGGCTAGATCCGTACGGACGGCGTGCCGGATCTTCTGATCCTCCGCCCGCTTGATCTTGGCGACCTTCTTCAATTCGGGGAAATTCGAGGGTTCCGGCAAGAACATGGTGCGGATCGGTTTGACAGCTGGTTGAGAAACGCCGTCGCGACCAACGATTGTCGTCTGGTGGGGAATTTCCCCACCATCAACCATGCGTTTGCGCGCCGCCGATACGGTCTTGTGGTCCACGCCAAGCTGCACGGCGATGGCGCGATTGGATGCGGTCGGAGCATCTTTCAGGTGCTCCTGAATAATCGCCTGCCGCTGCGCGCCGGAAAGATGGCGCCGTGCGAAGTTCAGAGACCGGGCAAACGACCGCTTGCCTTCTTCCGTCAGTTGCTTACGGATGAAGCGCGGCCAGTCGGTAATGCCGAGCATCTTGCAGATGGCGACACGATGGTGACCGTCGAGAATTTCCCCGGCCTCGTCGTATTCGACCGGGACCTTTACGCCGTGGGCGGCAATATCATCATGCAGCGCCTTGAAGTCGTCATCGGAGAGTGGCGGGAGCAGCTGATAGGGACCGGTTACGACGATCCGGCTCTGGTTCTCTTCGGCCAGCTTTCCATTTTCTCGCGCCCGATCCAGCACGGCTGTCGCATGTTCACCCGGACGGAAAAGGTTTCCGTCTTTCGGGTCGCGCGTGAGATACCGATGCCCCATTGCCGAGCAAGCCGCGCGCACTTCCTGCGCAGTCTGGCAACGATACTGGCCGTCACGCACAGCCGCCGCGATGATTGACAGACCGGCTTCCTTCGGCATTTGCAGGTTTTGCGCCGTCATGCCGCACCGCCTTTGCGCATCAGGCGCACATCGGTTTCGCGGATGATCTCGGCGGCGCGCTCGGCGGAAACACCACGCGCCAGCAGGCGAACTGCGAAGCGCGGAACGAATTCGAAGTCCGCGCCGGCTATCGCCTGGCGCACTGTCGGAGGAAGGGCATCAAACAATTCCATCAATGCGCCCTCATCAAACGATCGAGATACGCCTGCCCCATGCCAGTCAGCCGAAGGTCGTATCCGCTCGCGCCTATCTGGACGTAACCGGCCTTCTTCAATTCCTGCGCAAGGCTGCGCGCCTTGAACGATGCCGGTATCGTCAGATTGCCGCCCGCCGCACGGATCTCGCGAAGCTGCGCCCTTGCAGCGTCGGAAATCGGCGTGAGGTTCAGTGCGCTTTCATTGGTTTTCAATGTCCTGCCTCCTCGACAATGCGGCAAACCTCGATCTCGTCGAGGCCAAGCTCCGCAGCGATTTCATGGGTGGATTTTCCAGCATTCCAAAGGTCGAGAACCCGCGCGGTGCGGGCCTCTCTGACGAGTTTGGATCGGCTGGTTTCGGCCATGCAGAGCGTCATCGGTCCGGCCTCTGCGGCGCGTTTACCATCAGCTCTTTCAGTTCACGGATCAGCTCGTGCACTTCCTTTGTGATGCGCTTCGTGACGGCGGCAGTGCCAAGCGTTCCGGTCTGTTTGGCTTCCTGGACAACCTTGATCACATCGGCGAACTCCGACATCAGGTCCATCATGTCGGACTCATCAATTGGCCGTGCTTCGGGCTGGCGCTCGTCATCAACGACAAGTTTGAAACCTAGTTTGCGCGCCATGGCGCCGACGATGACGGGGCTTTTCGCGCGGCGGTCGGCCTCGACGGCAACATCGATCGGGATCAGGGCTTCGCCGTTTTCCTCGTTGAAGCTCGCGTACTTTGAGAGGGTCGAGACATTCACGCGGGTCAGCAGCGGGAAATCGGTCACGCCACCGCCCAGCTTGTAGCTCGCCTCTGTTGCACCCTTCAGGCTGCGGATTTCTTCTTCGGAAATAGTGCGCACGAAAACACCCCTGAAAACGCGTCAAGGAAAGAAAATCGGAAAAGGATTCGGTGAAGCCCGCGCGGGCGCGGCCTATTCGTTGTCCATCAGATCAACCACAGCCCCGCCACATCAGCGGCGGCGCGAACAGGAGATAAAACGATGACGGCAACGAAAGAAAAAAGCCGCCGGAGCCGGGAGGAGAGGCGTCACGGCGGGTGCGCAAAAGGGCAAACCACTGCGCAACACGAAAGACGTTCCGGACGGAAGGGTCCGCAGGCGTGCAAAGCCTCTTCCGTCCGGTTTCCCGCTCGTCGCCTGGCCGTTGAACGGCGGGATTGGTTGCAGCGGCAGGATTTGAACCTGCGACATCGTGGGTATGAACCACGCGGGATGACCGCTTCCCTACGCTGCGGAAAAAATGGAGCGCCATCATTCTGCGGCCTCCACATCAGGTGGCCCGAACACGTCAGGCCTTTGAACATGTCTCGAAACCCCGAACGCCTTCTCAAGCCGGAGCACATATTCCGCAGGAATCGCTTTCCACTGCGCCACGGCCTGAGGTGTTACGCCTACAATCCGGGACACAGCACTGGCGCCACCAGCGTGCTGCTTGACAGCTTCCAATCCAAGTGAGTTGGGGTTCTGTTCCATGGGCGAGATTAAAAGCACAGCTTTAAATTCTATGCAAGCGATACTTAAATGGACGCGAGATGAAAGTTTGCCTTTCATCCCCAGCATGGAACAAGATGCACTTCCCAAAAAAATTGGCCGAGCCATTCAGACTGCACGTAAGCGGAGGGGCCTCGTCATGCGCCAACTCGCCGCCGCCGCGAAAGTCTCAACCGGCGCAGTGGGCAACTGGGAGCGAGGCGCAAACGTACTCTCGATGGAGAATCTGCAGGCGATCGCTGCCTACCTGAAAATAGATCCGCTTGCGCTCTCGAAGGGAGAACTACGCTACCTCGACAGTGAAGATGATCTGGGAGATGCTGAGATTATCAGCGACGCCGGTCCGGCGCCTCAAGGACCGATGGATGTTGAGGTCCTTGGCGTCGCCGTAGGCGGCGACGATGGCGACTTCACGCTCAATGGCGAGGTATCAGGTTACGTCCGGCGCCCGCCTGGTATCGCGAATTTGAGAAAAGTTTTTGCTCTGCATATACTTAGCGACAGCATGGTGCCCAGATACGATCCCGGCGAACTCATTTATTGCGGCGGGCGAGACGCCGTGCCCGGCGACCATGTAGTGATTGAATTATTCCCAACTGCTGGCGAGCCTGCCGGAAAAGCTTACGTTAAAAAACTGAAAAGCCGGACCAAAAGCATC